CATGCCCTAGCAATTCCGCAAGGGGTCTTTAAGGAAATCAAAATGAAAGTTACTCAATTTACTGCCTACACAGACATTGTGATTGTTGGCCAAAACTTTGAAATGGCTGATTACAGCAACCCAAAAGGTTACGTTTACGGTTTTTCTGCTTACGTCCGCGCCGTTTCTGAGTGTGGCAACACCCGCATCAAGCACGTTGTTTCTGACCGCTGGGAGGCAGAAGCTATGGCAAAGGCAGAAGCTCAAGCCGCCGCTTTAAACGCCCGTTTAACTTTGGGCAAGTTGCCTGTGGGCTTTGATTCTTGGGAGGCTGGTCGTGCCGTCTACGGTTCTGATGCATATGAGGCTTATGGTCAAGCTGACGACCTGGCTTTGGAACGCAACGAAGAATTTGCATATTGATTAACCAACGGGGCTTCGGCCCCATCAAAGGAAAACAATGTTTGAAATTGAAAAGTACACCAAACCAACCAACTGGGCAAATGTTGCCCTTTGGGTTGTATCCGTTGCTGCCCTTGTGGTGGTTGCCTTAGACATTCTTTACTGGAGGGCTTAATTATGTATGACGGTGAAGAAGGCGATTTCTGTGAATGGATTGACTCAGTTGGCGAGGTCACAGTCCAGTGGACTTGGTGTGCTGGCGATGACTGGGAACTTGACGGGTTCTTTGATGTTTTTGTTTTTCAAGGCAAAAACGACATCACCTACGACATTCCAAAAGATGAACTGGCTTGGCTAGAAGAACAAGTACCTATCTACGCTGGGTACGAGCCACCAAGCCGCCAGCGTGTCAGTCAAGTTATCAATGCGTATTACAACAAAACTTTTTAAAGGGAAAATCATGGAAACACCTATCGGAAAAAATATCGCTTCGGCATTTGTCAAGGCGCAACGAGCCTTTGGTCCTGCTTTAAAGACCTCAACAAACCCGCATTTTCGTAGCAAATATGCTGACCTATCCAACTGCATTGAGGCTGTCATTGATGCCTTGAATGCCAATGGCATCGGTCTCATGCAGCGCACCTACGAATCAAAAGACGGGGTGATGGTGGAAACAATTTTTGTCCACGAATCGGGCGAGGTTATGGAGTGTGGTTTGCTTCATGTTCCAGCCGCCAAGCAAGACCCGCAGGGTTATGGCTCTGCCCTGACTTATGCCAGGCGCTACAGCCTGCTGGCTGCCACAGGTTTGGCGCCGGAAGATGACGATGGCAATAGCGCCAGCCGCCGCACCGAAATCAAGTCTACAGTGGATGAGCACAAGATTGCTGACTTGTTGGCTGCGATGGATGAAGTCACCACACTTAAAGAACTTCAGGAAACCTACAAAGCAGCCTACAAAGCCACCAATGGCGAGCAAGCATGGCAGACCAAGGTCATCGCCAAAAAAGATGCTAAAAAATCTCAACTGGAGGGTGCATGAAACGCGAAATATCACTTGACACTTTGGTAATGGCAAAACAAGCCATTGATGAACTTTTGCAATTTCATTTGACTACAGTCGTAAAAGATCAAGCTGTTTTTAGCATGACTTCTGATATGCGAAAACGTGCCTACAAAGCCTCAAGCGAAATTGATTTGGCAACTTTCATTCTTTTAAAACAAAACTTGGAGATCACAAATGGAGCAAGGAACGATTGAATGGTTTGCCGCCCGATGCGGCAAAGTCACCGCCAGCAGGGTGGCAGACATCATCGCCAAAACCAAGACTGGTTTCAGCACCAGCAGAGATAATTACATGGCGCAACTTGTGTGCGAAAGGATGACTGGCAAGCCTGCCGAGTCATTCAGCAACTCATCCATGCAATGGGGTACAGATACCGAACCATTTGCCCGAGCCGCTTATGAGGCCAAGGTTGACATTTTAGTATCTGAGGTAGGGTTCATTACCCACCCATCTATCACGATGTCTGGTGCGTCTCCTGATGGCTTGGCGGGGGATGGTTTGGTGGAAATCAAATGCCCAAACACCGCAACTCACATCGCAACCTTGCTTGACCAAAAAGTGCCCGAAAAGTACATCACTCAAATGATGTGGCAAATGGCTTGCACACAGCGCCCATGGTGCGACTTTGTATCCTTTGACCCACGGATGCCGGAAAAATACCAACTATTCATCAAGCGTGTTAACTTCGACAAACAAATCGTTGATTCGCTTGAGAATTCAGTCATCCAGTTTTTGGGTGATGTAGACCTGAAAATACAACAACTTGAAAGCCTTGCATGAAAAAAATAAAAGATATTACTGTCGTAACTGGTTCTTACACCAACAAAAGCGGTGAAGAGAAAAAACGCTATCAAAATATTGGTTCAGTTTTTGAAGATAACGGCAACCTTAAAATCAAACTGGATGTGATGCCTCTTCCCAAGGGCGGTTGGGATGGCTGGGCAAACTGCTACGACCCCAAGCCTTACGAGGGCAAACAAACAAAGGAGTCTGAAGATGACATACCTTTTTAAACGGGCAAGGTCACTTGACCCAGTGACCAGCCACGCCGCAGCAGACCAAGCACAAGACTTAGCTCGGCTTCATGGTGGATTGATTGTGGTTTGTCTCCAGCGCTTCGGCGCTAGGGGCAAGGATGGCATTGCCGAATTGACTGGGCTGGATGGCAACCAAGTCGCAAGGCGGTTACCTGAGTTAGCCAAGATTGGCTTGGTGGAGTTAACTGGTCGGGTCACCAAGTCCAAGTCAGGTAGGACAGAACGTGAATGGAAGTTTGTGCCTGTACAGCGGGAGTTGATATGAGTTGCCCACCATGCAATCAAAACTGCAACGAGGGAAGAAATTGTCCCGCAAGGGGTGAAAGCCAAGAGCCTGTGGCGTGGGCGCATTACGACACGTTTAAAAATTTAGATTCTTTAACTAGAGCTAGATTTAAAGCCACTCTTGCCACTAAAAAAACTGATGCTTGTTGCATACCTTTGTATACCCACCCACCACAGCGCACATGGGTAGGGCTGACAAATAACGAACTTCAACCAATTGCTGATGAGTACCGCATTCTTTTTGGTAGTTGGGTTGAAGACTTTGCCCGAGCCATTGAAGCCAAACTCAAGGAGAAGAACACTTGATTGACAAAATCATTCTCAGTGCAGTGCTAGGCACAGTGGGATACAACGGATTCTTCCCTGACCCGCTACAACCCCTTACGCCTTGGCAGCTACAGGTCAAGGCAAAGCAAGCGTCAAAAAGTGAGGTCTGTCAAAAAAAGAAAAAAAGTATTACAGTAAAAAAATTGTGTAAACGATGGGAAAAACAACAGGGGATTTTATGATTATGACAATATTTGCGTTGGCGATTGGCGCATTTGTCGGTATAGGTTCTCTAGTGATAATTGCATTTTTACTAGCGCACCTTGAAGATATAGATTAGACATTACGCTCAAAGTGTGGGCAATCAACAAGACTTTTAAAATTGCCGCCCCATCGGTTTTTAGGGTGCAGAGTCTCCCAGTACACACCCAGCGGGGCGAGGATTTCTTTGTCCCAAATAATCTTGCCATCTTTAAAAAAATTCAAGTCAATGGCGCATCGCTTTAAGTGAATGCTGTTCATGGTCTTACTGCGACCCGTCTTGAAGTAGATGGCTTGCTGTTCAACTGTACGAGCAACTTCACCACCTGTAACCAAGAACCCTTGCTCTGTGGCGTATTGAATCAGTTTGCAGGCATCCAACAGGAATGCGGCTTGTTCAGTATTAAGGCTCATTTTTTCCTCATGTCGGCTAGTTTTTCAATCGTGCGACCACCAAAATAAGCACCCATAATCAGCATCCCCCAGTTGCCCAGCAAAGTGACGTAGGACTCGTTGGCGTTATACCCATAGGCAGACATCATGGCAAACAGAAAGTACCCCAAAAAGATGGCTATGAGGCTCATAGGGCGAATATTCTTTGACAACCAAGAGTCACTAGACATATCAGCTTGCCAGCGATCTGTGATGTTGTCAGCGTCATTCTGTGCAGCCTTTGCCAGCAGATCAAGTTCAGCCAATTCCATCTTGGCCTTCTCAATACCCAACTCCAGCAAGCGTTCTTCATGGTCATACTGAAGCTGGCGCAAATTGCTCACATCTTCTGCGGTTGGGTTGTCGGGTATTTTTACACCCAAAGTTTTTTCGACAACTTCTTTGCCCTTGGCTTGGATAGCACTAGACAGCAGACCCAGCCCGTTTTGGGCAAGACTACCGAGGAGGGATGCGACTATTGGAATCATTTCGTTTTTCCTTTTCAACTTCTCTGCGTAATTTTTCCATCTTTTCAATCTGCTGTTTGGCTTCGTGTTTGGCCTGCAATACATCCATGTACAGCATACCTAAAATAGGTAACAGTAACACTACAAGCAAACAAGCGGCAATCCAACCCATCACTAACTCCCAGTCCTGTTTAAGAGGGCTAGGAGGAGCCACATATACAGGAGGAAAAGAAAAGTCGCCAGCAGATACGCTTGCCTTTCTTTTAGCAGCCGTTCCCCTTCCCTGCGTTGCCATGATTCATCATCCCGTTTCTTCCTTGCCTTGTCCTGTTCTATCTTAATGACATCCCGCATATCAAAAACTTTTGAGTACAAAGCCCCCATCTCTTTAGGAGCGCCGTACACCATTGCCTCTCGAATCTCCACCTCCAACAGCGCCATCTGGTCTTGAGCCATTACCCGCTTCAGCGCAGCTTCCATCAAGTTAGCATCAGGGTCGTAGATGGTTTTGCTTTTCTCTTCTTCTTCCCTTATGTGGTCGGCAAGCTGTTCTTGCAGTTTAAAGAATTGAGAAAGCTGGACAACGATGTCTGCCATGACTTGCGTTTCGTCAACAGCTACATAGGTTTCCTTCTTTTTCGCCACAGGCTTTGGCGCGTCTTGTTTTGTTCCAAAGAGCTTAGACCAGAACCCACGGACTTCGTTTGCGACACCAGCAACGTCATTGACGGCTGACTTGATCTCCATGAAAGATGTTTTTGCATCTTTGTAGAGTTTGCATCCTTGCTTGATAGCGGCAACGCAAGCGTTAGCGGCAAACAGGATGCTGAGCGGATCAATTTACAGCCCCAAGATTTTCTTGACCAGCTCTCCGGCAACGCCTGGGCCAAACAGCACAGCCGCAATAACGATGTAAAGCAAGTACTCAATGCGGGTCATGCGCTGTGAACCTGAAACAAACGACTTCTCAATGGCCGTGTATCTTTCAGCGCAAACCGCCTCATGCACCGCCAGCCGTGTATCGGTATCTTCAACCATCAAATGCCCTCGCCTTGCACGATATAGACAGTAGATGCCCCAGCAGCCAAACCGCTAAAAAACGTGTTTGTGTTAAAGCGCAAAATCTCTACACTACTAGGCAATAGCACAATAGCAGATGATGGCGTACCAGCAACAGGTGCAACGGCATTTGCCGCAGCCAAAGCCGCAGTAGAACCAAAACCCAAAAATACTGTGTTTGTAGTACTGGAATTAATAACCCGATATTGACCAACTGCCTGCCCATCTAGTCGTGCGTGTACTGGCACTTGCAGACCAGTAGGCGCAGAGGTAGTTGCCGCAATAACAACCGTTTCGCCCAATGGCGCAAATGCAATTTGACTATTTGTTGACATGATTACTCCTTAGTTAATTAAAAGTTTGCAAATATGATTTTCAGCATTATGTTTGAATTTTTACCATGTTTTTCAAATCTCTACAAACTTACCAATACTGCCATACCCCAAAACCAAATATTGTTTTGATACGTTTGCGGCAAGACTTGATGCAACACCACTGCTCATTAAAGACGCATCAATCGTTACTGTGCCAGCGCCAATATTACTGATCATCAGGGTCATGCCAGGAAAACGATTTGTAATATCAATAAGGTTAAATCCAGTTGCGTTAAAAACTGAAAATTTATTAGCCGCACGCAAATCAATTGTAGTTGCGGCTGCAAGAAATTGAGTAGCCGAAGTTTGACGAACAGCACCAGCAGTTAAACCAGAGGCGGGGGAAAGAATCTTTAGCTGCCCAGAGAAATAATTATTGGAGTCAATAATAATTGGTTGCCCGTTGATGCCGTTTAACTTATCGCCAACATAAACATCAAATCCACCTGTGTCAGGGGCAAATCGAATACCTGAAATTTCACCACCAATAATTCCTGCGGTTACATCTACAGCAATTATTGTCCCCGATTGAACCATCCAACCGTTAGTTACCCGCACGTTAAAACAACGCTCGCCAGTTAAATATAAACCAATACTATTATTTAACGGGTTTACGGTATCTACAGCAACAGCAGAGCCATTTAACTCAAAATATGGGTTATCTAAAAATAAACCTTCTGCATCTTCAACATACATACCAGCAACACCAGCAACTAGGTCTGTATTATTTCCTTCAACATTGCAACTAATAAACTTATTTGCAATGTTATACCCTGTAATCCGCACGCCTTCTTGCTCGCTAGAAATCCAGCGGCACATAATAAATGTGTTTAAATTTACTGCGTAACTTGCTGGGTCACCGTCAATTCTCATTCCAGTTGTACAGCTATCAACTTCCACATTTTCAAAAGTGCATAAAATTAATCTACCTGTTGCGTAAATACCAATTTGAAAACCATTAATGTAAACGTTATACACATTATGGTTATCATTAATGCTTGTTACGTCGGTTCCAGCAAAAGAAATTCCAACGCAACTTGCTACATTATTAGGGTTTTGAATGGACAAATCTCGAATCTGACAATGTTGACGGCTTGACACAGAAGATGGCAACGCAATAACAAAACTTGCGCCAGCGGGAGGAATAAGGACTGACGTATTTCGCGCCCCTTCACCATAAATTATTTGGCTATTTAACAATCCAAATGATGCTTGATAAGTACCTTTTGGCACAAAGATTGATTTTCCAGTATCTCTCGCCGCAACAAATGCAGCACTGCTGTCTGTGACACCAGTTGCATCTGCTCCAAAGTCCAGTACGTTTGCTGGTGCGCCAGTAATCATTGAATAAGATGATTTAGTCAAAGCCATGATTTTTCCTTTACGTTACCAAGGCAGGCCAGTTGCACTGACAGGATTTTTTTGCAATTCAATTTCATACGCTAAATTTGCTTCTATTTCATCTTTACCTGGCCCATTTGCCCAAACCCAATCTAGCACTATATCTTGTGTAAGTTCATCGTATGGAATTGTAGGCTCTCCATCAGGCCAACCGCAAACATTGGACGCAGATGATGAATAATTTTTATCTGTCGCCGTTGCAGTCCAATGTGCAACAGTCACAAATTTATTTGCTATCTTGTGTTCAAGCTGTGTGATTGTCCAAGTTACTACCATGATTTACCACCCTGCTAAAGTTATGTATTTCAATCCGTCATCTCCGCAATCAGACAAAAATTCATCTTTTTGATCTACTGAATAACTGCGGCATTTTGTGCGTTTGAGTTCTTCTCCAACAAGTTCAAGCCAAGTAGCTTCCAAAGTGTTGGTCTGTGTGTCATGGGTTACAAAAGCAAGATAGGTCATGCCGTTACTCCTTTGATGACAGCAAAATTGAACACTGGCTGTTCAACCGTAACGCCGCCCGTTGTTGCAAAAGTTATCCGAAAGCTACCCGCAGCGGTTGCCGTGACAAATATCTGATACAGATCAGTACCTGATTTTTGCGTTACATAAACAACATCAGTAGCCGCAACGGTTGAATTGGTAACTGTAAAACTTTGAAAAGTTGCAAGCCCCGCCGCAGATACAAGCGTGATAGCACCAGTAGGTTTGTTCAGCGTTACACCTGTAACTCGTGATGTGGCCTGTGTAACTGTGCCGCCAGCACCTGTGCCAAATCCTATACCAGCAGGACTATTGACAGTCAAATTTCCCGCTGAACTAAGGGTCAGTGCATTTGCAATGGTTGTATTGAACGATACAGAAGTAACAGTTTGATTTGATGACTGTCGCCAAATAAATGTGCCGCTAGTATCAACTCGCCAACGCTCAGATGCGGCTGTTACGTCAACAAATAAAAATGCGCCTGCACTTAACGAAAATCGCCAAACGTCTGTTGCAGTTCTTTCTAATCTGACAACTTCGGCAACTGAACTAACCACATGAAGTTTTGCGGATGGAGTTGTACCAATGCCCAGTCCAGTTGCGTCAAATGTTGCTCTTAAGGCAGAATTTGTGGCAATACCTACAGAATTGGCGGCAGGAAGATATACGCCATTTGCAGGAATTGTTGAACTTGTCACTACAAAATTAGCACCGCTGACTGATCGGCCAGCAGTTAAATTAGCAACAGATACTTGAGTAGTTGCACTTGATTGAACAACAGGCAAAGTCTCCGTACCCGCCAACGGCGTGGTAGCTGATGTTAGCGCAGAGATTTTGCTATTAGCCATACCTTAAATCAAGAACTCGATTATCGAGGTAAATGGTGGCGCTTGGCTGAATGTCACATTACCGCTAGCAAAAGTATATGTGTTCTGATTCTGGTAAACGCCGTTAATGTAAATTGTTGATGGCTCAGACGAAACCGAAAATATTGTTTGTACCCCCGTACCAGTTGCATTACTTGCAACTGACCCAAAAGAAATATTTCCATTTAATGATGTGTAGACAACCGTACCATTCTTATTTTGTACTTGGATGGAGTAATCGCTTGCGGTATAGATTCGTGCTGGTGTACCTTGGTAGACAGGATAACCCCCACTGGTGCGGATTGGCTGGACAGCAGAAATCGTCAAAGCCTCATCAAAAAATACAGCAATCGGGTTGGTGATCGGGTTCAGGTTGGCAGTGCCAATCAAGATGTACCCATCATCAAGCGGCTGTCCATCAGCATCCGCAAATGCTGGATATGGAGGTTCTACTGATATTGCGGACATTTATTGTTCTCCTTCATCACCGAATTGGCGTTCTGTTTGTCCAAGTATTTGCAGTTGGCGAAAAATCCCCGTCTCAGCAGGTGAGCCAGGCTTGGTGTTTGCCATTCGCAACAGCAGGTTACGAACAGGGGCTGACTCATAAGCCCGCGCTATTAAACCAACACCAGAAGCCGTAACTGCTGCTTTTGCCGCTGACACACCACCAGAACCTGCAAACAAATCAGTCAACAGGCCGCCAATTAAAAACGGCGTAGCTTGCACCCCAGTTGGCGGGGCGGCAGCCGCATCACCTGCTCTGCGGGTAAGGTTTAAAACCCGTGTTAACCCTTCTACTCTTTTTAAATCGTCACCAATAAATAGCACCCCTATCGAATCACCCATTTTCTTGACGTTGTTGGCAAAAACTGTTGGGCTGATAACAGTATCCATACCAATATCTCGTGATGCGTCAGCACCAGCTTTGGCAAGAACGGCTGCACGAGCGTTGGCTTTGCCTTGTGGCGTTAGCCGTGCATAAAGCGCACGCACTTCGCTTGGCTTACCTTTAAACAATAAATCCTGAATTACCTCTGGCTTTTCATTGCCCGTAGTAAGAACGCGCTTGAGTGCGGCATTTTGTACATCTTTTGCCCCATCGCTTAAACGTTTATTTGCGACCATGAACTTATCAACATCTCGGCGCTCGCCTGTTTGCTTGATAAAGTCAATCATGTCCTCACGAACTGGGTTGTATATTTTTCTAACGGCTTTTTCCCCGATGTCTCTTGCTGCTGCACTCATAGGGCGGGCATCATCCATAAATACTTTTGCAAGTTCGTCAGCTCTATAAGCCTCAATCTGGAACAAATTACGATCAGGCAACGTGGCTCTGATTTCGCTTAGGCGCTCAACGGCTTCGTCAGCAGCAGGTGTGCGGCGACTTTTTAGCTCGTCAATTTGCTCATCAAGTACTTTAAGTGCGCGTGGTACTGGCACGTTGCCTTTGTCTCTCAGGCGATTGATAACATCAGACTTTGATGCTGTGTATTTTTTTATCTCTGCTGATTTGACTTCTTTTAAATCTTTTAAAACATCATCGCTTAACTTTGCATAATCAGATGCATCGTAATCGTTAAGCAAGTTTCTAACCGCATCAATGCGTTCTTGTTGCTGCGTGGCACGAACTCCACCAGTTCCAACTAAAGGTATGCGCTCACCTGTTGCTTGTGCAATTTTCCCTGTAAATGTTTTTGGTGGCAAAACATCCGTGGTCATTAAACGGACACCCGCACGCTGGGCAGTATCAACTACGTCTGGCAATGGGGGACGCTGGATAGCCGCTTTGGTCGCCTGATAACCTTTTTGTGCGGCTGGAAAAAATGCACCCCCTGCACCCGCAATCGCTATATCTTTTGCAATTTCAAGAGGTTTTATTTCTGCGCCAGAACGGCCTTCATATAAAGGCGCGGCCTGTCCAGCAATAACTTTTGCCGCTTCAATGCCTGCTTGAGTAGCTGCACCACTAGCACCAGCACCCAAAATACTTGTTACCCTGCCAGCAGGCGTGAATGCCGCAATGCCGCCAACAACCCTTGGCAAGTCACCCATAGAAGCGCCTGGGGGGATTGCATAATCTTTACCATCTATTGAGCTTCGTAAGATGAAATTCCCTTTTTCATCTTGCATTACTTCTGTTGCAGGGTAATTGGCTTTTATGATTTCTACCGCTTGGTCTGTCGTGGAAAGCAGTGTTCCTAAACCAGTTAAAGCACTCTGAAAACTAAACGAATTTAGTTCTGGCATGGTTGTCCACTCTGGCAGCGTTCTAGTGGCCTCTGTCGCCCTTTCCGACCCAGTTACAGACTCCACAATGGCTGATGGTAAGTTTTTTAAACGACTAAGGATGCCAGCGTCTTGCTGTTCTAAGGATGGTAATTGTTGCTGTTCTACTGTTGCTGATGGCGTTGGTTCTACGGAAGATGCTTGTGCCATTTCGCTAGGCAATGGTTCATCACCGACCATAGGAACTATGCCACGCTCACCCCCTGTTTCACGCCTAATCTGAATTTCACGGGCAATCAATGTTGCGGCATCAACATCTCCAGCCGCATCAGCAGCCATTAGTGCCTGTTCTAATTCTTGTGATGTTGCCATTTTGATTTACTTTGGTTTCTTTGGCAGATATTGCTGAAGCACAGAATCAACTGTTCTCGGAGCAGCGGCTGGTGCGGCGGCTGGTGCTGCTGATGGAGAATATCTCGGCACATTTGCTCTTGGGCCTGTATTTACAGATTCATAAAAATCTTTGTCAAGAACAGGACCAAGACTTTCGTCAAACCTAGCAATTTCTTCTTCGCTGTAAGTATCAGAACGGATGAGTTTTCTTGCATGGTCTGCAATTTTTGCTGATCGTTTCGCAAAAGCATCGGCATACTTTGCCATCAACTCCCGACCACCTTCTGAGTTTGCCAATGACGGGAAAGCCGAAACAAATGCCCTGAATTCTGTGTCTGATGTTGAACCCGAACCAGGCGGCCTTATTTGAGTTGCACCACGAATTGCTAAGGCGTTGGCAAGATCATTTGCAACTACAGTGTCAGTAGAAAAACCAAAATTTTTGGCAATATCGACCCCCAACTTAATTGCAGCACCACCGCCTTTGCCTTTAAGCAAATTTGCAATAACTCTTGCATCTCTTGCAAGTGTTCTTGCCGATGCTGCTGATGCAGAAAACTCTTGCGCCCTTGGCACATCAAGTTCTTTAAGAGCCAAAGTATCTCGCTTGCCTTGCTCACCAACAGTCACAGAAACCAATGGTTCTTTAACAATAGGTTTGATTTCACCAGATGGGCTTTTTTGGTATGTGCCTGCGGGCAAGCCTTCTGCTTTTACTTCTGCTGCTGTGAGAAGTTTAAAATCTTCTTTTGTTGCAGCCAATAACTTAACTTCACCCTTTGGCCCTTTCTGATATGTGCCTGCTGGTAAATCTAGTTTTGCCCTTTCACTTTCTGGCATCAATGTGTAGCCTTCGTCAGTCTTAAGTTTTTGCTTTTCTAAAGTTTCAACAACTTTGGCCATTTTTTCTGGGTTGAGTAAATTTAAGGCAAGATTTGTTTGAAATTTGGCTTTCTTTATACGGTCTGGGTCATCAGTGTTTGACAAGATTTGTTGTACTTGGTCATAAACTGCTGTTGATAATTTTGACCCTTTTCTTGCCTCGATTGCTTGATTAAGATTCCTTAGCGCAACATCGGGTTTATCATTTTCAAGTGCAATAGCTACATCTCTGCCAATGTTGAATTCAGCATCTTGTTGTTCTGTGGTAAATCGACTTGCAACATCTTTTATAACTTCTCTTTGTTGCGGGTACTTCAATGAAAAATCATTGAATGCCTTCATAGATGGGTTATCTAAAACTGATTGCAAATCAGTCTTATAAGCCGCCTTCATTTGCTCGGCTTGTTCTGCCGCGACACGCTTTTCTTGAATTTCTCGAATGCTTGTTCCAAGTTGTAAGCCGCTGAGTAAGCTCTGCCCAAGATCAGGCTGCGGGATTTGCGACATATAATTGATTGGTTGCACCATAATTTAACCTTAAAAAGGGTTTGTATTAGGGCCAAGTGGCACTCTTGAGGGGCCAAAGCCACCCATTCCTGCAACAGTTCCACCAATTTGCAAAAGTTGACCAAAGGTTCGTCCAGGCACTGAGCCACTGGCAATTTGACCGCCTGCTGTTGCTGCGCCTTGCTGACCCAAAAGACCAGATACATTTGCACCAAGTTGCGTACCAGCACCAGCTTGACCAGCCGCAGCCGCTTGACCACTTTGTGCCAAACCACCCAAACGCCCATATTGCTGTTCAATCAAGCTGGATAAAAGCTGTGGGCGGAACTGGGATAATGCCCCTTGAATATTGCCACCACGCAGGCCGCCCGTTGCCGATGCACGTTGCAATAAAGCTTCTTCACCCTGATTTGCCAGTGCTTGGAAAGTCTCTCCACCACGGATGCGCTCAATGGCGGCTTGTTCTGCTTCAGGCCCTCGTAAGCCTAAAAATGCTTGTTGCGCTTCTAGAGCAGGGGTTCCAGCGGTGACATATGGGGACATCAGTTCAATTAGTTTGTCAAACTGCCTGCGCTGTTCCTCAATCCCTGCTTGTGCGGCTGCTGCTTGGGTTGCCGAACCACGCTCTGCCGCTTCACTAGCTTGCTTTGCGCCAGTTATGCCACCAAAAACGTCACCAATTAAATCGCCAACAAAACTCATATTGCGCCCCATTCCTGTCGGGTCATACCCAACATATAGACATCTTTGACTATGCCATTTTGTACACAGGCACAGCGCCTGCAACCCTCTACTTTGAAACCCAACTTGATGCAATAGTTCTTTGCAGTTTCAAGTCCTTCAATAATGTAAGCAGTCACCCGCAAGATTGGTTGAGCAAAAGCCCATGCAAGGCAGGCAAAACCAAGAGTACGAGATTCTTTTAGGGCTGATTTTTTAAGCAACGCATGAAGCTCTAATTCGACTGCGCTTTGTTTGATGGCAATAAAAGCACCAACAAATGAACCGCAAACCCAAGCAGATAGATAGGTCACGTTTGGGTGTTGGATTGGTGCAGCAGGGCGGTGGTCATGCCCAACTTTTGTGATGTACGGGTCTGAATAGACCTCCATCAAATGCTGCTCTGTAATTCCAACCGTAACCATGCACAACTCCTATATAGGGCAGGCCGCTGGATGCCATAACTCAGCGGATTGATTTTCGCACAAATTGATAAAAGGTCAATATTCTTCTTCTTCTTCATCTTCCCAAGCCTGACAAACCCGCATATCGTTGCAGATAAAGTTCAGCTTTTCGCAATGTCCACGATAACCATATCCAGTGTCATACCCAGCCATCGGTATACGTTCAATCCTGACTTGGGTCATTAAGCTATTGTCGTAGTAGCCACAGTTAGAGCAATGTTTGCGCCTTGCGTCCTTTGCGTCACACTGCATGGCTTCTGCTAGTGAGTCATAAAACTCAGGGTTTGACTTTGGGTCGTTGCTGGGTTCTTCAGGTCCATAGTGCCAATCTTTCACCGCAATCAGGAAATTGGCTTTATTCTCAGCAACGGTTAAAAACTCCTCTTCGGTTGGCAAGCCCATAAAACCCTTGGGCATCATCATAAAATCTTTCATTTTCTACTCCTTAAGTAATTTCACGCCCGTTGGCTCTGATGGTTAATGATGTTGCTGCACTGGCAATAGTTGAAATAAACCCGCTTGGTTCAAGTGCTTGCCCGACCAATTCAGGAAAAGTATAAGTTTCATCGGGCGCAAGACTGCGAGTATCCACAATCAAGTTTGATGTGGCGGCACTTCCTGCCGCTGTTACCAAATTGACGCTAATAGTCACATTGCCTGCCGTTGTATTGGTGGCTGTGAATTTGTCAATAATGGTTTTACAGTTGGTGGCTGTGTATTGTGTTGTCTGAGTTCCTTCAGCTTGTTTTGCTGGGATTAAAACTTTTACTGTAACTGTCATTTTTTACTCCAAAAGCAAAGCATTGTTTGGTATGTATTGTGTCACTAACCAGTTTGTTCCATCAGAAACTAGGGTAGCAGAATCCCCTGTACTTGCCAACAAAATAGAAGTTGCTGCCGCCCCACCCGCTACAGGCACAACATTTGATGATGCGGAAACAACGGTTTGTGCTTGATAGTTTTGAAACCGCAAAACTCGACCTGTCCAGCTTGAGGCAGTGGGCAAAGTCACCGTACAGGTCGAGCCAGTCTTGTTGTTGATAAGCCAGTTTTCGCTGTCAGCTACGGTAAAGTTGGCAGTTTTAGTGATTGGCGCACCGCTTGAGGCATTGATTACTGACGCTGGAGTGACGTTTGTCCAATAACCTAATGAGGTGCTGTACTGAATCAAGTCAGTATTGGCTAATGTGCCAAACTCTACATTGGAGTCTGTGCCACCAAGTTTGGAGCCTCGGATGATTTCAACGTGAAAAGACCCAGACCCACCCGCGCCTGCTTTAATTACATACCCAACTTGTATCTTAATGTTAGGAGCAACAGGTTCAACTTTGGTAGGGTTACCAGTTACGGGGTTGTACCAAATAGGGTCGTCATCTGCCCAAGTTTCACCAAAAGCAGTGCCGTTGGTTGTAATACCTCGCACTGTCCCAAAAACAGTAGCTCGCCCAAAATCATTAAGAGCCAAAGATTCAGTAGCTACACCAACAATCGCATTGCTATCAGTAATGCCAATAATCGTAGGAGCAAAGGTAATAACGCCGCTGGCTCCAACAACGCCTGTATGGTAAATAATTTGGAGGGGTGAGTCAGTGATTGCAGCAGACGCTTTGCCATAAACAAAAATTTCTTCGCCAACTTGTTGAGTAATGTTGCCACCGCCCATGCCCAAGTTCCATGCGCCTGTAGACCCGTCATACCACATTTTTCCTGCGGCAAGAGTTACAGCCGAACCATTACTGAATTGTTGGGACAAAATACCACTAGCATTGCCAGTGTCGTCAATAGTAGTAACAGAATTTTGAATCAGTTTGCCAGTAGTCCCATTAAATCTAGCAACAGCGTTATCTGTGGCACTTGCAGGACCAACAACATCACCATCGGCAATGCTGTTATTCTGCGGCGGAGCAAGTGCTAATAGTTCAAGTGCTTGTGCTAGTCTTGGAATAGCGTCTAAAACTTCTTGAATCTTGGCATTTAGCACAGCATCATCAACTGCGGTATCTTGTGCCAGTGCACTGATCTGAGCCAAAGCCTCGTTTGCCGTAGCTGCAGCGTTGTCTGCTTGATATTCAAAGTCGCTACCTATAATGACTTGCAAGGTATCAACAGTGGAAAATAAAAGTTCAAATTGCCTTATCTGCTGCTGGTCAGACAAGAATTGAGCAAGCTGATCTCGCGTCAGGTTTAATCTGCGAGAGATAGGTGCGGTTGCCATCAGTAGGCCAATGCTTCTATTTGCGCTTCTAGCCGCACATAAGACACATGAGCATCACTATCACCACGGAAACGCTGTATGCGCCAGTTCCTCATATGACCCTGCTGAAACCATGCAAGGCGTTTCTTGGTATTGCCAATCGTGCCAACTGCAATAAACTTTTCTTGGCTGTACGACTTGCCATCTAATGAATAACTGGTGCTGATTTGTGGATTCTTACCAAGGGCAATACTACCTGTAAGACTCACAAGTTCCATCTCATTAAAGATTGCCCCGTTGCTTTCGTTATAAACAATCAACGTGCCAAACTCCCAGTAGACTTGCTGCCCCCAGTGGTGGCCGGTGTCCTGCACTAAATAGCCGATATTGCTTGTCTGTGGGTCTCCAACCATCCACTTGTCGTATACCCAAACCATGTTTCGAGCACGATACTGTGCAAGACCCGTCAAGGTGCTTACCAAAATAAACCAAACTGGTGTTTGCAAAGCCTCTGATGCGGCTGCATCATAAACAAGGGTCTGGTCAGGCAAATGCACATAAAGGTGCTGGTGGTTCTTATCGTTTCTTGCTTCCAGCTTAACCAAAGCCAACTGTGCTTCGGTGTACTCTAACAAAATATTGTCAATTTCTTGTGTGCTAATTTTTGACGTCACTGCCGATGCGCCCACATAAATACTTGGGGCTTCGTTTCTACCACTACCTAAAAATGCTATGCGATCAATAAACACACAGCAAGCAAATGTACCGACAACACCTTTTTGTATCTGTGCGCCATCAATCCGTGCGAATGGAAACAACTCGCCGCCCACATTGTCAAAAACCTCAATCGTATTGCGGTTAAGTGCATAGATTTCATTCCGCAACTTAAGCAATGCCACCACTGGGTCGGGGTCAACCTCTGAACTTCCGTATTTGAGAGGATTAACTTGGGTTGGGTCTGATAACTCAGTGACAATCAAAAACTCGCCATCCGTGGTCATGAAGTATCCATCAACCCAGACCACATCCAGCACCACCCCAAGGTCAGGGTCGGTCACTTGGGTTAGGGTCGAGCCATCCCAGTAGTACAGTCGCCCACCCGATGCAATCGCCAGCTCGTCAAAGCTGTAATCAAAGGTCACCAGTTGATCTGTTGGTCCACCTACATCGCCCAATGTTGTCACCACGCCTGCGCTGTTAATCTCAACCAGCTTTGTACCCATTACGCGATACAAATCGCCTTGCCAGTTGATGCCGCCACGATCAATGCCTGTTCCTGTGCCATTTGCAACAATCCCATCGCCTGGTCGCAAAAAGCCATTGCTGATACCTGATTGTTTTGGCACAGGCACAAGATTAACTGGGTACGATGTACGCAGTTCAGGTGTGTTGTCGGTGTAAATACCGTTGAGGATTGGTATTTGCATTTACTTTTCACCTACTGATGGCAGGACTTTCTTTTCTTTGTCCCAGTATTCTTTGTAGTTTTTAGAAAAATATTCAGCATCTGCCGCATTGTCAAAAGAAATGTAATCCTTACTTTTCAATGCCCTATCAAAGGCATCGTCACCATAATTTTTAAGTTCTTTATTCTCGTATGCAATTCGTGGGTAAACAATAAATTTGTTTGGTCCAGCTTCTGAGTATTCCATTTGGTGTGTAGCAATATTACCCTCACCTAAATCCAAAACAGGATATGCCTCTGGGTTCAAAATTCTGCGGACAAAGTTTTTTCCTTGATTTTCATTAAGCACGTTTTTTAAGGTTTCGTAATCCATGCTTATTTCGCCTTGTTTCGGGCTGATATTTTCTTTGCCTTGGCTTGAGCATCTGCCTTTGAAGTAGCACCCCAAGCCCTCAAACTCAACAGCAAGCGGGTAGGCTCACCGTCTTTATATTCAGGACCTGCATTGCCACCCATACGGGCTAGGAACGATGCTCTGCGGGGATTGTCGCCAGTCTTGACTGGAGGTTTTAGGTTCATGCCTTCAGCCTTTGCCGCAGCCCTGCCCCTAGCGTTCAAACCGCCCTTTGGGTTCTGCCCTTCTTTGCGTGCATAGACTGGGGTTTTCATCTAAAACTCTTGATCTTTTCGGCAACCTTTTTTGGTTGCTTTGCAAACTGCTTGCCTGCTTTTGTGGCCTCACGCTTTGCCCTTGAGGTTGCAGCATACTCAGCAGGAGTCAATGCTTTTATGGCGGCTGCTGGCAGATACCTCTCGCCAGTTTCAGACGATGGCTTGCCTGACTTGGTGCGCCAGTCCTGTTTGCCCCAGTCTGATAGTGACTTTTGCGGGGCTTTCATTTTTTGGCTTTTTTGGGTGGTGTATGTTTGAGGTTCACACTTGCCGCCGTGTGCGTTGCACCAGTCATAACCTTATCTCCAATCTTATGCACTGGGCCTTTGTAAACTTTGCCATCAGGTAAGTAATGCTTTGTTTTTTTAGTCACGATAACCACCGCCTTTTTTCTTGTACTCCACCGCCAGCAGTTGGGCTTTTCGAGCTGACCATTCGCCGGAATCGCCGCCCTTTGTCCCTGCCTTGATTCGCTCAAACAGGGCTTTTCGCATGGTTGGCTTTGTGTAGTTGCCAGCCGCATTGACAGAGGACTTGGGCTTGGTTGCCATCACGCTGCCACGCCTTTGATAACTGCAAAGTTAAATACTGGGGTTTCTGTGGTCGTGCCGCCAGTGGTGCGGAATGTGATGTTGAAACTACCAGCAGCCACCGCAGTGACCATCAAGTCGTATAGGTCAGTTCCTGACTTTTGATTCAAAATAATCACATCGGTTGCCGCCACGGTACTGTTGGTTACGGTAAATGTTGCCGCAACAGTTGTTCCTGCCGCACTGAACAGAGTAATTGCACCAGTCGTCTTGTTCAAGGTTACGCCTGTTGTGCGGCTAGTGATCTGCGTAACTGCACCGCCAGCGCCTGTGGCATAACCCACGCCAGCTGTGCCAGTTGATGCAATTACACCTGAAGCTGTCAGGCTTGTGCCAGTAGCTGCACCAATTACAGGAGTAATCAATGTGGGAGAATTTGTGAATACCAATGCACCAGTACCAGTTTCATCCGTAACAGCAGCCAATAAATTAGCACTTGAGGGTGTTGTTAAAAATGTTGCTACCCCTGTACCTAAATTAGACACCCCAGTTGCTATTGGCAAACCAGTACAGTTAGTCAATGTTCCAGAGGTTGGTGTGCCAAGAATTGGGGTTACCAATGTTGGAGTGGTGTTAAATACCAACAGACCAGTGCCAGTCTCATCCGTCATCGCTGCCCGTAGATTGGCACTCGATGGCACAGCCAAAAAAGCCTGCACATTTGCGCCATAAACTGCATCAGCGTTGATCTGATACCAAGAGTTTGTCGGTTGATAAAAGCGAATTGCTGTTGCAGTCCCTGCACCTAAAAACGTCACACCACCATAAATGGCAGTAGCACCATTCAAAGCAATAGTCAAAGAGGTAATTTCTTGAGTGGTGGTAATTAATACCGATGTGCCATCAGGAACACCCGTGTTCAGAGGCAAAGTGATCGTGCCCGTTGCCAACGTTCCAGCGGGTTGCAAAAGCATCCATTGGTCATTGCTTACAGGTGTTGGTACGGTAATGTTGAAGCCAGAGCCAGGCACATAAAGATTGACTGCCAGTGTGGGCGATGCAAAACTTTGCTGAAAGAAAGTCAACAAACTGCCGATTGATGTGCGTCTTGCGTCCCCATTGTTAGGCGAGTAAACAGGTAACTGATCTCCGCTGGAAATGGTGCTGAGTACTGGCAGTTGATTGATCGTTGGCATGATTGTCCTTAGTTATATTCGAGAGGCCCATCAGGGCCAGCATCCACAGGAAAATAGGGTGGGCGTACATACGGATTATCGTAGACCCTCCAAGGCTTGTTGCCAGCGCCAGCAGGCGTTGTTGCAGGCAGTTGCTGTTCAAGCGGGAATGTGGCTCTTTGCAACAGGATGTCATAACCCTGCTTTGCCGTGGTCTTGGTCTCAATCATCACTTGCTTGCCATAACTTGGCGCAAGTCTGATACCTAGACTGCAAATGATGGCTTCATAAGCCGAGTCAGGCACTAGAGTTTCTTCATCAAGGTCGCTGTCCTGTGGGCTGGATGGCAAAGGGTAACCCAAGCGGATGCCCTTGGCGTTCCAGTCTGCCATCATTGCATCAAGTCGGCGCAAAGCAGATTCAAGCTGTTCAGGCTGCAAGTCAAAAACATAAGACGCAAGTCCGATTTCCTCAAAGGCGGCACTTATGAATTGTCGTTTTGTGTAGCCCATGCTGATTCCTCAATGTGTTTAAGCAGTGTCGCATCTGACCAGCGTTTGTCAACCTTCAAGCCAATCGCTTCAGCCTGTTGCAACATTTCCTCACGGGTCGGTGGGGTGTCTTCAGTTTCAACAACTTCAGGCGTTTCAATCACTTCAGGCATTACAGGTTCAACAACTTCAACAACTCGCTTACCGATTGGTGAAGGTCGCATTTGTTTTGTTGCTTTGCGCTCTGCGGCCTGAGACTTTTTCAGTTTACGCTTTTGCAACCGCAGCTCTTTCCACGGGGCAAGAGCCTTGGTCTTGACGATTGCAGCAGATTTAATCATTTCTTTTTCATTGACTTAGCGGCTGGCTTTTTCATCATGCCATACGCCATAGCAACGGCTTGCTTTTGGGGCTTGCCTGCTTTCATTTCTTTTTTAATAACATCCGACATTTTTTTGTCGCCCTTACCCATTTTCATTGTGTGTCCTGGCATTTTGCTCTCCATGTAAAACAGGCCAACATCTCTGCCGGCCTGTGGGTTAATTAACCTACTCGGTAAACAATGAAAGTATCTGCCGCAGTCTTGCGAACACGGAATCGTGCAGATGCACCAGACGTTGCCGCAGTTGCGGCAGAACCCACAATGGTCACACCTGTGTTGACCGTGATGGTCAAAGCAAATGCAGCCAAAGTAATCACGCTAAAGTCAAATGCCTCACCAATTGCCCACTCAGTTGCCAAATCAAGGTTTGCACCTGTTGGCAGTTGGATGGAACGGGTTGTCGTAGGCGTTGCAGTAACGATACCAGTCAGCACTTCTGCTGCTGTGGCGATCATTGATGCACCGTCAGTTATGTTGGCTGGCGCACCCTGAAGTTGCCAGTTGCCATCGTCCGTGATTACGGGAGCAACACCTACTGCGTAAAGCGCACCCGATGCACCAGCTTGAATAGTAACGCTGGTGGCATTGGTGAATGCGGCAGATACATAGGTGGTGTTTTCAACTACTTGCAACAAGTCTTGTGACTCAGGGAAATTGGGATAGCCAACTTCTTGAAACACACTTGCTGGTGAGTAGGCTTGAACGGCGATTTTCTCGCCTGCTGGCACGGTAACGGTAACCGTACCTTGTGCAAAAACTACGTTGTAACTCATGATAACTCCTTAAGGTGTTTGGTTGAACAACAGGATGCCGGACATCTCAGGTTGCTTGTTGACCACGCCAAACAAGGTATCCAAACGATACTTGGTTTTCATGGTGTTCACATCGTATTGCTTTTGCATGACCAATTCGATGCCCTGATCTGTCGAGGCACGCATCACTGCGACACCAGCATCAGAGGGGACAGCGTAACGACCAGGCAGAATCTCAAGCGCATCTTTTTGCCAGAAGCAATTGATAGGTGCGGCATCGGTATTCAAGCGGTTGATGGTGCGACCAGAAGCGGCAGTCACGATACAGTTTTGATACTGCAACTCCGCATCAGTTCCACCTTGTGCGGAAATGATTGGAGGTGTGATTACGCAAGTGGTTGCAGTGGTCACGCTCACTACACGGAAAGTCTTGGAAAATCCAGTACCTTGCTTGGTGATGTGATGCACAGCTTCAACGCCTTCGATCTCAATGGCAGTTCCTGCTGGCAAGTCGGTAGTGCTGGACACGGTAATCGTTTGGAAACGATTGTCCACGTTGGCAGTTTCACCAGTTGACGCAGTTGAGGTTGCAACAGGCACATAGTAGTTCAGTGCCGCAGCCAAAGTGCTCATCGTTGGGTCAGAGCCAGTTGCCGCTGAAATGCGGTTTGCGTAGTCAAGTTTGTAGGTCTCAAAGCCTGCGACCATACCTACAAAAGAACGCTCAAAAGCGGTGTTGGACTTAGTGCCTGCAAAACTACGGGACACGGAAGCGCCACCAGTACCACCAGCAATATTGCCAGCGATGCCGTTGTAGTCACGGCTGGACAAGGCCAAGTAACGATCAAAGGCTTGTACGCCCTGTTCGTTCATAATGCTGTCGCACAAAGCGATATCGTCATAGTCACCAGCGGCTGTGCTGACAGTGACCACCAACGAACCAAGGTTTGCGGCAGTGTTCATGATGGCGATGTTGATGTCGGATGCCAGCTTCTGCTTTGCAGCTTCACCCAAGCGACCTTCTTGCAGTGCATCACGCAATTCCAAAGCATCAAGAATAAACGGCACAGACTTTTGAAAGCCAAGTGTCGCTGGTACTGAAAGCTGTGTGTATGCGGTGAAGTTGTTGGTTTGGTCCATGCCATCATACGACTGTGCGATATAAGGCTGTGGACGATAGATGACGTTGTTGGTGCGTTCCATCATCGAACCATCTGTGTTGTAGATGGATACGTTGCGGGACAAAACTAGAGCATCGTTAAAGCCTTCAAGGATGTCCTCAAACGCTACGCGCTCTTCCTTACTGAATGAATTACTCATAAAAAGCTCCTGATTTGTTTATTTGGATGCTGCTCGTTTTTGCGCTTTGTACTGGATGACTTTTGTCATGTTTCCTGTACGCTCTGCATCTGCTCGCAGCCGTTCAAGTGTTGAGTCCACCGCACCTGATGAACGACCAGTTCCACTGATGATTCTTTCGGGTGCGGGTGCTTGCCTACGGTTTGTAACTTTCAAGTCTTTCTCCAGTTTTGCTACCGCAAAGGCAAACTTTACGGGGTCTTTGATTTCAGCCAACTCTTTAGCTTTTGCAGGGTTCTTACCAAGTGCGTAAACAACGAGTGCAGGATTATCTGCACCTTGCAGCAAAACGCCTTGCTGGGTGATAGAAAAAACTTGTTGAGCAACTTCTTCAGCATCTTCAAAGTCCTTTACTCTTAGCTCGGCTTTCGCCTTACCGTAACCATCCAACTTGGCTTGCCATGCCTTCTGCTGGTTCATAACTTCAGCTTCTTGCTTGGCGTTGACATCATCGGCTTGACGTTTTCGGTCAAACCAGTTTGTCAATGCTTCCTCGTACTTATCAGCGTCATAGTCGTGATCTTCCAACTTGGGCTTGTTACCTATCACCACTGGTTTGGTCTCAGGTGGTTCTGTACTTTGCAACCTTGCTTCAAGTTCACGGGCTTTACGCTTAAGTTCTCTGTTTTCTATACGCATCTTGGCTGCCCAGCCATACTCAGAAAGCTGCTCTTCAGGAGGTGGCGCTTCCTCACCAATGCTGACAATAACTTCTTCGGTATCTTCCGGTTCTACCTCATCAACGATTTCGCTGACTTCGGTTTCCTCTTCTATTACCTCGACTTTATCGTCCTCAATTACTGCCTTTTTGTTCATCGTTGACCCCTTTGCTCGTATTTTTATCGGCTTACGGTTGCCGTGACTCACCCACTTTGAACGGCTGGGTGGTTGCCGTTTGTCTGATTCTCGCTTGTTTTTTACTGATTCGCAACAGGTTGCACAATCTGCCCCTGTAATATCTCTTGCACGGCTTGGGCGTTTGTCATCGCCATCTCTTGTGATGTTTGGTCAACTTTGCCTAAAGTTTCCAGCGTTTGGGCGCGTTTCAGTTCTGCGCTTGCTACGGTTTCCACAGTGTCAGCCCTTGCTTTTGCTGCTTTTGCCGTTTCATTTTCAGCCGCCGCCTGCAAATACATGGAATTCGGGTCTTGCGGCTGGCCTTGCATTTCTTCCATCAAGGTTTGCGCTTCATCATCTGTTGGCTTAACAACACCCATACGCAGTAACTTCTTGCGGAAATAAGCATTAGCATCTTGCACGCCCTCGCCTTCCATGTTCATCATCGCCATTGCTGTCAGCACTTGGGCGGTCTCAGGGTCTTGGGTAATTTGAAGCATCCCAGTCAAAGCCCTGACCGTGGCTGCACGCTTGCTGCTACTGGATGGCCCGACTTGCGAAACAACATCAAAAGTGGCATCACTCAAGTCGTTCGCCATCATCATGCCGCCCGTCTCTGGGTCAATCATTGGCTGCATTAATTCGACCATGCCAGCTTCGCCAGTAGGCGCAATGGTTTTCATCTTGCGCTTATCTTCAGTGTAGATTTCCTTTGCCATGCTCAACCAAATCTCACCACATCGCTTCATGCCTTTGGCAAAGTTGCTCATGTAAATGAAGGTCTGCATATCCACACGGGTTTGTATCAACTCAACCGCCTTGCCTGATACGCCCGAAACTATCTTGTCTGCGCCCTGCGGGTTGCCCAAAATGTCCTGCATATCCTGCTCAGTAATCTGCAAAAGTGCCGCCATTGCTGGTGGGATTTGTGCTGACTTTGTGTAAGCAACAGGCCCACTAATTTGCGTTCCCCCATCAGCCCCAGTCACAGGGTTAATCAAAAGATAAGGGTAATCCCGCAAGTTATCTTCAGCCCACATCACTTGATGCCCTGCAACTTGCTCGGGTGTCATGATGGGCTTTTCGATGCTGGACAGTGCGCTGATCTCACCCAGCTTACTAAGCTGCATATTCTTCAGGCGTTGGGCATCTTTGGCAAGCCTGACTGCACCCATACAGCGTTCGATGTTATCCACAAACCAGCGTTTGCCGTAGACCACCACAATCGGGATGCACTTGCCAGCAATGTAGCCAGCATCTTCTAAAACCTTGCCGCCCGACATGATGTATTTGCGAACACGCATCCGCTTGACACGCTTTTGGCGTACCTCACGAGTGCCGACTGCCATTAAGGTTTCTTCTAGCGTCTCATCGTTCACAAAATCTGTAGCGGTATAGCGTTCTTCTGTGCCATCAATCGCTTGGAATATGCGGATTAACTCGGTCTTTTCCTCAAGTTTGTAGTATTCAGCAACAAACACAATGTCAGGGGTTGCCCAGTCAAATTCGTACTGGTGAATAATCTTAGGCCAGTCTGTTGGGTCATCGTTATAGACTTCTTTGTAGCTTTCTCGGGTCATGCTGGTGACCACAAAGCAATACTTAGCGTCTGATTTATCTTGCCGCTTGGCGTTAAGGTCAAAGAATACTGAACTGTCAGCATCGTAGATAGGCTCAAAGCGAATGCGCTGGCGGTCGTCCTCGTCATCTTCTTCGTCCTCGTAAACTGTCCGCAGCCGCCATGCACCAATCCCGCCGCCTACAGCTTCTTCAAAAGCGTTGTCGTAAGCCTCATCAGCCACGGATGCCTGTTCGTCAGCACGATATAGGCCATCGCAGACTTCAGCCAGCTTGTCGTTCTCTGTGCCATCCTTGCTTACATAGTCAACTGTTATGCGATTGTTTCGGTATTCGTTAACAATGCGAATAACAGCCAACATAATTTTGTTGACTTCAAACTTGGGTTTATTTTCGTACTGGTCGTAGAGTGGGCCTTCCCACTGACTGCCGCACAAAGAATAAAATCTACGGTCTTGCAAGCATTGCAAACGCTCATCCCGCAAGGCGGTTTGTATGTCGTTGAACTGCCGCAGTGCTTCAGCGTGCAGATTGGCAAGGCGTTGGTCGTTGGGTATTCGTGCCATATTTGTCCCTTTAAGGCGATTATCTACCAGCGTTTGACATTGGGCAATGGCGTAAATGTAGCTGGTTTTGTAACCGCTGACCGCCTAATGCCCTCGCACGCATACCGCAAAGCATCAATAACATGGTTCTTTTTGTCCTCAAGCTGGGGCAGGATTCTCCCAGTCAATGGGTCTGATTTATAACTGTACAAACTTAATTCGTCAATGGTGTGGATGCAGCGAGGGTGAACCACAATGTCGTAGTTCTTCAAAAACTCTATGCCTTCCTCAACAGACTTTGGCCCTTTGACCGCGGTCATTATCTTTGGAAACCCGTTGCGCTTCATGTGGCTGATGGTCTCTGGTCGGGCTGAGTCTGCAACGATAGGCCATTTCTCAGCCTCTGGCACTTGCATGAATAGTTCGGGGGTATTCACAATCTCGCACCCCACCATGTAAGCCTCATAATCAATGTAAAGGGTTCGCCCGATAATGTGGCAGCGCACCAACACAGTCGGGTCTACCGAGAATCCCCAGTCAGCCCCAAGTCGGTGGATTGCTTCGTCTGGTGCTTCAAACTCGTCAATCTTCCAATTTCTGAATACTCTGCTGCTGCTGTTCCGTAGGTATTGACCCATCCAAACGTGCTGATATTTGTCAGGGTCACGCCTCTTGTCGTACTCCATTTCGTCCTTCAGGACTTGTGGAAACCACGGGTTGTCACCAAAGTTAACCTTGATTACTGCCGCATCGGTTGGCGGTTCAGGGCCACGCAGTAGAAAATCCACTGGGTCACTGTTCTGCCTCGGGTTCCATGTGAACCACAACTCGCTGTTAGGTTTACGGATTGTTGGCCTAAGTAGGTCAAGGCTGGTCTGGCTTAAGGACTGGGCTTCCTCCACCCAAGCGCAGTCATACCCTTCCAGTGACTTAATACTGTCGGCGGTGTGATTCTGCATCCCTTGGAAAATAATCGCACCATCGCCCTTTTTGGACTTGATGACCGAATCCTGTACGGCAAAGTATGCGCCAGCGTTCATGGCCTCAATCTTGGTCTCCAGCAGCCGCTTAACGGATTGGTTTAGCGATTTCTGTATTTCCCGCACGCAAACGCTTCTGCGCTTTTGGTCAAGTATGTGGCCTTCAATCATCATTTCGGCAAAGGTGTGGGATTTGCCACTTCCTCGACCACCCCATGCGCCCTTATAACGGCTGGGTTCTAACAGGGGCAGCGCCCACTCAGGGGTTTGGATTTGCAGGGTTTTACCCATTTTTGACAATCACACGCTCAATCTTTGTGAATTCAAGCGGCACACCATCGGCGCCAGTCAGTTCGTGCTTTTGAGTTTCTGCCCACCGCATCTGCGTCTTTGACCACCAAATAGCCGCAGTCGTGTCGCCTGCCATTACCTTTTGAAACAGAGTCTTGCCCACTTGGGCGTTGGCTTTTGACTTGCCGCTGACTAACTCGGAACTGAAGTGCGCCCTCAGTGTGTCAATGTGTATGCCATCGCGCACAAGTGCGCCAATTTGCTCAATAGGCAAGCCATATCCTGACAGTGCTTCTACCTGTTTGCGCTCGGCTACTGTCGGCTCAAAGGCTGGCCTGCCTGCGCCTTGTCGTGCCCCACCGTAGTTTGGGTCTTGTGCTTTTTCTGGCACAGTTTTTGTCTTTTTGCTTTTTAGAATTGGTTTTTCAAGTTTTGCTGTCATTGTCCACCCCATTTTCAGCAGTGCGTTTGCTGTGTAAGGCATGAAGGTCTTTGTTACCGCCAGCCCGTTTTATTGCCCTTTCGGTTGCCTTTGTTTTCATCCTTGACAGTTCATCAGGCTTGCAGTTGCAGTGCTTCAAGTTCCCAAGGGTATAGAAAACAAAAGAGTTGCGCCAGCTTTTGTTACCTAAAAAGGTTATTGGTGTAACCCCGTGCATGACGTTGACCCCATCAACAATAGCCATCCAGCCATCTTCTTGGGCTAATGCCAGCCTGTACTCAGGCATCACAAAATAACCACCTTCAGCCAAACGCTTGCTAATAAGGACATTGCTGTAAACGCTTGCTACGTTGCCAGCATCAACATGGTATTTTATTGCAAAGTTTTTGTTAATGTTGATTGTCGAAAATGGTGTGCCTGTTTTCATCCAGTCTGGGTGTATGCGGCTGGATTCTTCTGCAAAAAACTTGCTCATTTCTGGAAAGTCTTTTTCATATACGCCCCAAAGTTCCTTTGCCGCCTTTGTTAGCAGCGCAAACATTTTGGGGTCTTTTTTAGTATCTCCGCTAAAACGGCAATAATCTTCCCGCAGCGCCACCCTTGGCAGTGAACCAAACACGGTGGAATTTGTAACTACCCCAAGTGTCCTACTGCTTTTTTTAGCTGTGGAGTTGGCGCTTGCATAAGCCAACACTTGCTGCACTTCAGTGCTTGTTTTTTTATAAGTGCAAACTAATTTATCTTTTACATAAATTTGGCACTCAAAGTTTATAAGGGTATCGTAATCTTTTGTCGTTGGCACTTTGCCTTTGTAATCAGCAAAGTTAATTTTTATTGGGTTTTCAATTACTAATTTTCGCATGACTTAATCACCAAGTCCAAAATTATTGAAGAAAAGTCATTCACCCCTGTTTTTTCTTGTAACTGTTTTAAAGCATTGATTATTGATTCGAATTCTTGCTCATCATAAGCAAGGCGCAATATTTTTGTGTCCCCGTTTAAAAAGTTTTCTAGCTTTTCATCTGGCAACAACCCAAGTTCAGGCACTTGGCCTTGTGTCAATTCTGCAATAAAACCAGCACTAAAGCCAGTCAAGTCCAGATCAAACCCTAAGTCGCCAAGTTCGCCCAACTCAAGCGCCAGCATCTCGTTGTCCCAGCCTGCATTTAGCGCCAGTTTATTGTCTGCCAACACATAAGCACGTTTTTTGGCATCACTCCAGCCCTTTGCCACCATTACAGGAACTTCAGTCATGCCCAGCTTTTGCGCTGCCAATGTGCGCCCATGTCCCGCAATGATGCCGCCCTGTTCATCTACCAGCACTGGTGTTGTCCAGCCCCACTCTTTTATGCTTGCAGCAATCTGCCCAACCTGTTCATCGCTGTGAGTTCGTGCGTTTCTTGCATAGGGGATAAGTTTGCTTATCTTCCACTTTTCCACCTTGTCTGCTGGGTTCATGCAATCTCCGTTGGTTTAGGTAAGTTTACAGGCCAATCGGCCTCAAGTGCTTTTATTGTTGCCTTGTGTGCATCTGTCCACATTTTCTGCCGTTCTTCTTTGCTCAAGTCTTTGCCTTGGTCAACTTCGTAATGGCATTTCAGGCATAAAGCAGCCACTTGATTGTCATCAGCTTTGATGCCTCTACCTTTGCCGCTGCCCCAGTTTGTGTGTGCAGCTTGCACCATATGCCCTGAACCGCAGGCTTGGCAATCAAGACTTGCCACCATCTTCAGCAGTTTTTTGCTTCTGACGTATTCGTGTTTTGTTCTCAATTATTGTCTCCATTGTGGAAAACCTGTGCATATTGGCGCATTCCAGCCTGCGTCTGCGTGTGTTACCTGTGGATATTC